ATCAGTCTGCCACGCGACATCGAAGAATTGGCCGCGATTACAAAGGAATCCGGCACAGCTTTGATCTTGCTTGACCCTTTGATGTCCAGAGTGGATTCCAAATTGGACACACATAAAGACAGCGAAGTGCGACAAGCGCTGGAACCGTTGGTACGTATGGCAAATGATAGCGGTGCAGCAGTCTTAGGATTGATTCACGTAAATAAGAGCGGATCAACAGATCCACTTAGCACACTCATGGGTTCACGCGCATTCTCTGCCGTAGCTCGTGCCGTACTTTATGTGGTTGAAGATCCTGAAAATAGAGAAATCAAAGTCATGGGCCAACCTAAGAACAATCTGGGTAGGTCCGATTTGTCGGAGCTTACATATTCCTTGCATCAGGTCACTGTCGGGGAATGGGAAAATGAAATCATTACCAGTGTGCAATTACGCTGGGAAGGTGAACGTACGCCCGGCAGTATCAGAAATATCCTTTCCACTAAGACAACTACTAAGTCCAAAATAGAGCTAGCTACTGACTGGCTAGAAAATTTCCTAACAGTTAATGGTAAGTCACTGTCAAAGGAAGTCAAGGAAGCCGGTACAGCGGAAGGATTTAATGACCGTCTATTGCAGCGAGCATTGTCTGAATTGAATGGTCACACTAGCCGCGAGGGATCAGGAATAAATGCAAAGTCTTATTGGGAATTGTTAATAGGAAGCGAAACAACGACCATGGAAGGACCATGGGAAATCTAATGATTGATTGGCGCGGCACTCCTATTACTCAGGGTTGCATTATTGTATATCCACAAAGGAGAGGGAGTCGACAATGGATGGTCGAAGCCGAAGTTAAGGACATAAAACAAGAAGATCACTACGGACACGTGGCATTTAAGCTATCTGTAAAACCTTTACGAGAAAGCAAATTTGGGACACGTCAACCAGGTGAAGTCACATTGACCGTTATCGAGAGAGTAACTGTAATCAGTTCACCAGCAGGAGTAAGGGAGCCATTAAATGGAATTCATGTTTCATGATGGCGAGTCGGGAGCATATTCCACATATGATGAGGATGAGCTGGATCTTGACGAGCTAGAAGATGACTTTGATTATGACACATATGGCGACGATGATTGGTTTGATTACGACGATGAGGAAGACTAATTGATTGAATACGTCCACCCATTAGGAACGGTTTATGTTCCTGGTCCGGACGATGATCTGTCGGAAGCCTACCGTCTTTATCGTAATACCGAAGTAATATGGGCAGCGGACACAGAAACAACCGGCTTGAACCAATACAAGTCAGAGTTTCGTGTCCGCATTGTTCAAGTCGGCACAACGGATAAGGCATGGATTCTCAGACCTGAATGGCACAAGCAAGCAATTGCAGATTTGACAGGTCAAGATGGTCGCGAAACCTGGTGGCATAACTGGGTATACGACGGATTGTCCATGGAACAATCACTAGATTTGAATTTCGATGACACCTTTTCTGGTGCTCATGATACGGAAACCGCATTCAGATTAATCGACCCACGGCCGGTAATGAAAGGCGGAACCGGTCACAAGCTTGAACAATTGGGAAACGAATATGTAGCATTCGGTTCCAAGAAAGATGCACGTGGCATGATCCTAGAGGAATGTAAGCGCATTCATGGACGTGCATGTAGTGCTGATAATATGTGGACAATGATTCCTGTCGATAATCCAGCATACAATATCTATGCGGGACAGGATGTATTCCTTACAGCTCGGCTCGCATTAGTCGGAAAAGAAATGATGCGAGAACTACGTCTGGAGAGATTCTACAATTACGAGCGTCCATTAGGTTGGCGCTTGGCACAAATGCAAAGAGACGGAATCCTATTCGATGATGAATGGGCGTCCAGAGTAGAACTTGAATATGATGAGATCGCAGAGGCTTTCGAGAAAGAACTAGCTGAGCAATGGGGAATCACAAAAGGTAAGACAGCTAAATCATATGCCAATTCCGCAGCTTCGTTGATCGATAAGTTCAATTCGTTCGAAGTGGTCTGGCATAAGTTCTCTGAAAAAACTAAGCGACCATCGCTGGATAAGTCAGTCATTAAGGAACTAATCAATTTTGGATCTAATAAGGATATTCAAGGACTTGCGTCTGCGGTATTCGAGGCCAAACGTAACCATCATTACGCAGGATACATTAGACAAATGCGGAATGAGCTTGGCTCAGACGGAAGAATTCATCCAAATATTCGACCTATGCAAGCAGCAACCCACAGGATGTCGATTTCAAATCCTCCTATTCAGCAGTTCCCACGGGATGACCCGCGAGTGCGAGGAGCACTTATTGCTGACGATGGCGAAGTTATTATCACCGCTGACTATGCACAGGTGGAATTCCGTGTGGCGGCGGCGGTATCACAAGATCCTGTAATGGTAGAAAAGATTCTGACTGGTGAGGATTTGCATGAGGTTACAGCGACTGCTCTCTTTGGTAAAGGCTTTAATAAGGGACAAAGACAGGCTGCTAAGCCTATTGGTTTTGGTCGTTTGTATCTGGGTGGAGCTAAGGGAATCTATACACAGATGAGTGAGTCTGATACGACTGGCTACATGCCCAGTATGTCTCAGGTTCAGAAGGCTATTCGAGCATTCGACAATCAATATCGTGTCTACAATAAACACGCACTGAGACTAAAAGACAACGTGGAGAAAACAGGTGGAGTTCTTTATACTGCTACTGGGCGGCGTCTCATCGTTAGCCCTAGTTATGCTGCTGCCAATTACGCTATTCAATCAGTCGCTCGTGATCTCTTTGCTGCGGGAATTAATAAAGCTCACCAAAGAGGTCTCGGACAATACATTAGATTAGTAGTACACGATGAAATCGTTGCCAGCGTGCCTAAAGAAAACGCACAAGAGATCGGCGCGGAGTTAGCGGACGCAATGGGAACTGTATTCAAAGGCGTGCCCATTGAAGTTGAATGGGAAGTGAAAGGAAACCGATGGGCTAAATGATTGATCGCGATAAAATAATGGAACAAGCTAAACGAGTATTCGCAACGGCGTGGCATGATGAAGATGATCGAACTGATGGCGATACTTATGTAATCGGGTCTAGGCGACAAGCCGGATTACATGCTGTCTTCGATTTATTAGAGCGCGAATATACCATTATGAAAAAAAAAAAGGACACGGTGAATGAACGAAGAAGGAATTTTAAGAGACATCCAGCAGATTCTGAATGAGGGATATGGTGAGCAGGCCACGTCCGCATTGGACAGAGTAGTTGCCAGAAATATTCTCAACTTTCTCAGAGCTACCAATTGGATTACTCACGAAGAATTTGCAATTGTAGTAGAAGCCGCAGGCGGCACGGTAGTAATCCCCGATAAAGTATTGACGGAAGATCCGCCAGAGGTTTTGAGAATGTGGCGTGATATTGACGATTCATTAGTAATCACTACGAGGATTACTAAGGTAATTCCGGGAGAGGTTGTCGATGACCGACCAGATATCGAACATAGAACAGTCGAAAGTGGACCGATCAAAGCTCGAACCGTATAACGACGACGATTTCTATTGGTACACACCCGATATATATTGCAAGACTGGATCGTGCAAGAGACCTGAACCAAAGATTCTGGATAAAGTAGTTTATATGGATGAAAGACCCAGACGTAAAGTGGATTCTTCAGCGAATTATTGTTCTGTTGAATTTGACAACGAACATTATCCTCGTGGCTAATCATAGATTCACTGAGGGCCGGGCATGGCTTTCGTCATGTCCGGTCGCCAGTTGTGAAAGACCAGTAATAGAAGCACATGTGGACGGCCTAATTCTCCGCCTTGATACCAAAGCCGTTCCGTGGAAAGACGCACTAATTCTCGATAAATATGACCGTCTATTAGTGAATATATGGAAAGGACCCACACAATTGTGGGCTGTCGCCTGGTTTGCTGTGTTGGATAAGCCAGATAAAGGACACATATATACGCAGCACATTCACGGACGGCGAAGGTAAAAGGAGTGCTATGGCAAAGAAAACAGAGGCGGTGGTAATCCTTCCGGATTGGCAAGTACCATTGCACGATGAAGAAAAGATCAAAAGAGTCGCCGATTTCATCGGAGATTTTCAGCCAATTCGAGTTGGGCATGTTGGAGATATGACAGACTCCACACAATTAGGCCGATGGGCAAAGGGATTGAGAGCAGAATTCGATGACGGATTGGAAGGTGCTTTCGATAAGACCCGAGAATTACTTGCCTATCATCGTAACAAATATGATGGCCCATGGGATTTGGTTCGGTCCAATCACGACGAACGATTGGAAAATGCTATCGAGCAGAGATTGCCAGGACTGAAAGGCTTGACCATCAATGGATACAAACTCAACATTCAGAATGCATTGCGTCTGGACGATTTCGGAATTAGTTGGCATGAGTCCCCAATTGAGATTGCTCCTGATTGGGTTATGGCTCACGGTGATGAAGGTCGCACTAGCACTGTGCCAGGAGCTACTGCATTACTACTCGCAAACGAAATCCACAAGAATGTCGTCTGTGGACATACACATAGAGCAGGTCTCGCTTGGAGTTCAAAGGGACTCGGCGATGATCGCTCGGCATTTGCAGGAATGGAAGTCGGCCATGCGATGACAGTTTCCGCAGCCGAATACTTAGGACGTGCAAGACTTAATAACTGGGGAAATGCATTTGGCATTCTTTGGATCAAGGACAAAGAAGTTTATCCTCAGCTTGTGCCCATCAATCCCGACGGGCATTTCATGGTTAATGGTGAAAGGTATTGAGATGGGCGAGAAGCTCAAAGATTTAATCCTAACTGGACTGCCCGGCGCAGAGTGGGACGAAGAAGAACAAGAAGATGGTCTCAAGGAATATGATCCGGGCGACGGAACATTAGCCATATTCGATGACCTAGACCAAAATGATGATACCGATTACTCGGTTAGCATAGAAACTACTCGGGTCATGGGAAGACAGTTATTGTATTACATTCGTGAGCGACAAGAGATCATGCGACTATTGAAAATCCATCCCATGAGCATTCTCACTAAAGAAATGAAAGAATGGGTAAAGGGATTAGAGGTAATGTTTCCTGACGTACCTAAACCAGAATTGGTAGCTGAGGATGGACATTGAGATCAATGCCTTCGGCAAGTTTGTAAAGGTAACTGGTATCGAATGTGAGGAAGCCGATGATTGCATCGAAACTGTGTTGCAGCTATGGGAATCCGTAGAAAAGCCAGAACCTAAGGAACCTGAAGGTATTACAGCAGGAAGTAGCCTACATTCTGAAAGAGAATACAGACGCGTAGGGTTTGCATATCTGCCAGACGGAGAACAGGTAAGTGTAAAATGAGATTTCTACTAACATTCGGTCGACTGGTTTTGTTCGATGTCACAATGTTCCAGATCCAAGAAACACACGAAGATCCGGATGTCGTGGTAGTTCACCATTACAACGAAGATGACGAAGACAAACCAGATGGGCCAACAGATTTCTTCGGAAAACCCGGGAGCAATTGATGGAAGAATTGGAAATTAAAGGTCTTAGAGAAAAGCTCAATGTCACCGACGAGGAATTCGAAAACCTAGCTAACTTACGAATTGCCACACAAATGCAGACGGCAACCATGATGATTAATGTAATGAGACGAGGCGGAAATATCCATGGCGTCAATGAAAAAGCGACTGCGAGACGCAGAGGAGCGAATCGCGCAGCTAGAGCGCAACGAAAGTTGCAAAAAAGTTGGTAAGAAAGTGACTATTCAATATGGCGGCTGGATTCATATTTTATATGTCGGGGACAGTCTGACTATTAAAGATGGTACTGAATTAAAGGTAGTGGCAATTGACTGATATCGAATTCACCAGTGAATTGAAGGTCGAATATATCGATCATCTTGGATCTGACACAGACATTGCTCGGGCAGCATGGGTATCCACAATGGGCGAGCGCGCAGACGAAGGCGACCCTGAGCGTATTGATGGACTATTGAACATGTTGATGCGAGATAGACATGGCTCGCCTTTCGAGCAGGGATTAATACGATTCAGAGTATCGGCGCCGATTGTAGTTTTCCGCGAACATCACAGACATAGAATTGCTTCGTACAATGAAATGTCCGGACGATACACACAGCTCGCACCTAAGTTCTATGTGCCTAGTTACAATCGACCCTTGATTCAGGTAGGAAAGCCTGGTGCATATACGTTTGAGCCTGGTACTAAACAACAGAGCAAAATGGTGCAAGACACTTTCAAAGCTACCTCACTAGTAGCATGGAAGCATTACACATACATGCTAGACAATGGAATAGCCAAAGAGGTAGCTAGAATGGTGCTACCTTTGAACACATACAGCACCATGATTGTTGCAATGAATCCACGAGCATTGATGAACTTCCTTAGTCTCCGAGCGCGCGGCTACACAACTAAGTATCCCACCTTCCCAATGTGGGAAATCGAACAAGTAGCCTTGCAATATGAGACACATTTCAGAATTAACTTCCCGATTACGTGGAAGCACTTCAGTAGTTGGGGTCGAGTAGCACCATGAAACTGGTCCTAATTGGAGGGTCAAACGAAGGTGAAATGCTCGAAGATTACGGGAGCGAACTAAGGGTATTTGAAAGAGATGCCATGAAAGCATGGGATATGAATGCTGAAGGTGTCGCGGCAACAGTAGACATGCCTGTGGAGATTTATTACAGGCAGACAATTGTATTTCAGTACCCAGACGGGATCGTGCGACAGAAACAAATCTATGTGCACAGTTCTATTGACAATCCCGTATATATGAGAGAGAAACTGGCTGAGTTTCTATTACAGAAATTCATTGAAATGCCAGACATAGAATAGGAGCACAAGATGGCTACTCGCCAGAAAAAGAGAAACAAGAGTGAGCCGACCACTGGCGATAAACTCCATCAGGCTTATCGAAACCGGTCGGCAATGCAAAGAGTTTTTGAAGGAGCTGTAAAAGGTAATAGGAATGTTGATAGCGAAAGAATCCAGCGTGATTACTGGCAGCCTCGTGATATGAACCTCTTGGCTCGGTGGGAGGTGAACTAAAATGAAGGTTGAATACGCAGCAACAGATCCTAAGAAAGGCATGTCTTTACTAGAACTGAAGACAGCAGTAGAGCACGCGGTAGGAATTGCAGGCATCAATGAAACAGATCTCGATAATACCAGAGTGACTATTCTAGTTACCTGGTCTGGTGGGATTAAGCAACTAAAGACGGAGGTCTAAATGTTCCACAGTTTTTATGCCACCACAAAGGATCGCAGAGGCAATGAGCATAATTACAAGCTCCCCGCCGGAACTGCCGTCCCTAGTGGACATGAAATCACAAACCTGTCTGTAGCTAGTCGTTTTACCTTTGCTGAGATTGTCGGCGCGGAAACAGCACAACTACTGCGAGACGCTTTCCCGGTAAAGGTGCGTCGTGCCAAGGCGTAATAAGCGTGATAAGCGATATGAGCCAAAGGATTACGACAATAATTCTAGCTCACAACAATACCCAGCGCCTACCAAACCAAAAAGGCGACGCAAGAATCAACGGGACAAGGACATTTACAGGGAAGCATAGATGAATATCTTAGCAATAGGTGGTCCAGCAAATCTTACTGAATTACCGTACAACCCCGATCGAGCAGTATTTATTAAATTCTTCCTAGATGATTCGGAACAGTTACAAACTCACGCGTACAGGGCTGAAGAAATTCCAAACCCATATGGTGCCGGTAAAAAAGTCTATATCAGCAATGACCTGACAGTGAATGAGGCTGTTGAACAATTGATGGTCGACATGATGACAGAGTGGGTGTCCAAACCGTACGCTGAGGATGACGAACCACCCTTTTAATCAATCGCAACATTGGCCAACATATATGGTCAGGTGTAGAGAGGTACAGGTTTTAATGCCGTCTATTACAGACAATAGCTGCATTGAATTTGGCCCGCGCTCGACGGCTTGTCCATCGTGGCCGGTTAGAGTTCAAGGTATGCAAGGGCTTTGGCGATATGTAGGAATCACTAAGCAAGACGAAGATACGACTTACGTAGAAGTCATCGGCCCTTATTTCCCAAACAATCCAGCACGTAATGGTGGCAGATCACGCATCATTAATCTGGATCTAATTAAATATGCAGGAAGGTCCGCCAAACCGGTTGATGTCATTAGTGTTGCGACAACAGCCATTAGTCATGAGGCACAGCGTGCTCGACGCCGCTAGCTAATTAAATAGAATAGGGTCGATGCCTTAACTGGCATTGGCCCTATTCTGCGTTGAGAAAGGAACACGCATGTCATTTCTAAGCTTCAAATTAGTCGAGTCCTTTGTGGACAACTACAAAACCATCGAGCCTCCTTTTGGCTTCCGGGATGCGGGCGGTAATTCACTGGGCGAGTTGGTATTCGTTCGAACCTATTCCAGAACAAAAGACGATGGCACAAAGGAACGATGGTGGGAGACATGCCGCCGAGTAATCGAAGGTATGTATAGCATTCAAAAGGATTGGGCTAAAGAACATGTGCTACCGTGGAATGATCACAAAGCACAGAAATCAGCTCAGGACGCATTCGACCTGCTATTCAATCTAAAGTGGACACCACCAGGACGCGGACTGTTCTCAATGGGAACTTATGTGGTTAATGGTCGTAAGGATTCTACACCACTTCAGAATTGCGCATTCATTTCCACACACGATATGACAAAGAATGATCCTGCTGGACCGTTTACATTCTTGATGAATGTGTCAATGCTAGGTGTTGGCGTCGGTTACGATACTCGGGGTGCAGAAAAAGAATTCATCATTCATGAGCCGAAAGAACCGGCCGAAGTCATCGTGCATCAAATTCCTGATTCCAGAGAGGGATGGGTGGATAGTACACAACTATTACTTGAATCCTATCTCTTACCTAATAGACAAAGGATTGAATTTGACTACTCTCTTATTCGGCCTAGGGGTGCTCCTATTGTTACTTTTGGTGGAGTGGCACCAGGACCGAAACCGTTAATTCGTTTACACACAATGCTGAGAAAAATTCTCGGCGAAAGAGACGGAGACGTATTAACCGATGTCGATATTTCTGATATCGCTAATCTCATTGGTGACTGTGTTGTCTCTGGCAATGTTCGTCGCAGTGCGCTACTTGCTTATGGTCGTAAGGAATCGAAGAATTTCCTCAATCTCAAGAACGCAAATGTGTTCCCTGAGAGAAACAGTTACGACCCGGAAAACCCTGGCTGGGCTTACATGTCTAACAATTCTGTGCGTGCCTTTGTTGGTGATGATCTTAGCTCTGTAATTCCTGGCATCATGCACAATGGAGAGCCAGGCATTATCTGGGAAGATGTTACAAAAGCTTATGGTCGATTGATTGATCCACCCGATTACAAGGATCATAGATTCGCGGGATTCAATCCTTGCGTAGAGCAGCCATTAGAGTCGGGTGAGATGTGTACTCTGGTTGACATTCACTTGTCCAAAGTGGAGGATGAAGCAGATTTGGTACGGGCACTGAAATACGCTTACTTATATGCGAAGACAGTGACCTTATTACCGACTCACATTCCTAAGACCAATGCCATCATGCAGAGGAATAGACGCATTGGAATTAGTCTATCTGGCATGGCCAATTTCTCAGACAATAATGGCAAGGCTATTTTGCGTAAGTGGATGGATGAAGGCTATAAGACAGTTAAGCAGTACGATGAGATTTATTCTGAATGGCTTGCGATTCGTGAGTCAATTAAGCTGACAACTGTCAAGCCGACTGGAACCACTTCCCTATTAGTGGGTGAATCTCCCGGCGCACATTGGGCACCGGGCGGGGAATACTTTATGAGAGCTATGATTTTGGACAGTGAACACCCCATTGTGGACGCTGCTAGATTGGCTGGATATAAGGTAGAGCAATCGGTCACGTCACCTGATACATCGGTCGTGGTTTATTTCCCAATTCATTGGGATGCATTGC